TGAAGCTATAGATTCCCGGATGGTCAACCGTGATCCGGCTGTCCGAGACGATTCTTACGCCACGGCTTGTCAGATCAACCTGTCGTAAAAAAATCGGATAGGCAGTGTTGATCGCCGCCGCAACTTGTGAGGTCGTATCCCAGAACGATCCCCAGTACCCAGGGCAGCCGTGGTACGGCAGCTTGCTCCATGGCGTCAGACCATTGCCGATCTTCAGATTCTGCGTATCACTCTCAAGGCCAGGCTCTCCTGCCATCAGCACAGGATTCAGCGCTGCCCATTGGCTTCTGGTGTTGACCTTGAATGGACCGCTCATGTCTTCTGCAATCCGAGTTGTACGAATTTGCCGTCATCCATGAGCATGGTCTCTCTGACGGTATAAGCAGCCCCATCCACAGTGATCGAATCGCCGCGGATGAGACTGCCGAAGTTTGAGGTTCTGGCCGTCAGCGTGTAGTCAGTGCTAAGCACCATTCCATTGCTGATCACCTGGCTTGGCATGTCCAGGATTCCCTTCGCAGTAACGGCGCCAGCAGTGCAGCTGACGCCGAAGTCTGCGAGGAACACATCCAGATCCTCAGTGAACGCCATGCTCAGCTGTACTTCTTAGAGCCAAGAGCCACCACGGAAACGGCGCCGGTGCCGGTGCCGCCGGTCACAGTGAAGAGCACGCGAACGTAGCGACGCAGATCGTTGCTGTTCAGGTAGATCTTCTCTTGGAATGCGGTGTTAGCAGCAGCAGCGGTGAAGCCGCCACCGGTCACATCCACGAAATCGCCGGAGGTGGTGGTGTTGCTGTGCTGGATCTTGGCGGTCAGGGTGACGCCAGAGCCGGCAGCAGCTGCATCGATGATGAAGGCAACGTCGCCCTCATAGTCCACGAGATCAACGTTGGCGGGGGTGCCAGCGCCGGTGGATGCAACGACTGCGTTGTTGTGCAGCTCGAGCAGATCGGTCTTAGATCCGAGGTTGTGGATGGTCATGATTTTGCCCTCCGTCGGGGGGTGGTTGGTTTAGGTGCAGGTTGAGCGATTGTCTCAACTGCGTCTACTACAGAGGCGACAGCCTCAACAGCTTTGCCGATACCGATCAGGAGTTTGGCGTCAGAGGGGGAAGCCTCTAGGACTTCCCCGACTTTCACCACCCGGCCCGCCAGCATCGTTTGCCGTAAGACCTTGATCAACATGATCAGAGGGTGTTGTTGCCGCGGCTGAAGGATTCAGGGTGACGGACGGCAATGTCCACATCCTGCATGGCAACCACGCGCACGGTGCCAGAGGTGCTGTTGGTGTAGGGGTCCACCATCAGATCCAGGCCGGAGAAGTAGCCGATGATCAGGTCAGCGAAGTTGCCGAACCACAGATCACCAGAAGCAACTTGGTTGGACAGCACGCCTTGATAGCCGTTCACCTCGTTGCCTTCCATGACGAACAGGCCGGAACCTGCGTCCTTGGCCTTGGTCTTGAGGCCGCCGCGCATGGCAGCGTTCATCAGGTAGACGGGGCTGCCGAGCAGGGCGTTGGCGGTTGCCACGTCGCTTTCCAGTGCCACCACCTCAGCGAAGGTAGGGGTGTCAGCGGCGAAGTCCTCGGTGCCGATGCCGGTGGTGAGCTTCAGGCCGAGGGGCTCGCCGTTGGAGCCGGTGCCATAGAGACCAGCCAGGTCGATCTTGAGTGCGAGCACACGAGCCAGGTCGGTGCGCACCATGTTCTCCACATCGATGGAGGACTGGATCATCAGGCGGCGGCTGTAGTCAGTGAAGGCGGCCACAGTCTTAGGAGTCAGGCTCACCTGATCCACGGTCTGCTGGGATTCGGTGGGGGCACCGGACTCAGCAACCCAGTAAGCAGTGCCAGCGCCGGATTGACGGGGAATGGCCACGTTGCCGGTGAGACCGGTCAGCACAGTGGCGCCGGCCTGATCCAGAGCGGAGGCGTTGCGCAGCAGATCGATGAAGCTGCCAGCATCCAGCTCAGTGGCAACCAGGTTGCCGCCAGCGGTTGCAGCGCCAACGTTCAGGTCACGGCGCAGCACATCCTGGGGGATTGTGATGCCGCGGGACTGACGGCCGAGCTTCGCAGCAGCAGCTTCAGATGCCTCGATCTCGAACGCAGCAGCCTCGCGAGCGGCGCGGTCGGTCGGGTTGGCCAGATAGTTAATGGCACGCATGAAAGAGAAGCTGCGGCTCTCCTTCTCAGTCAGGCCGATTTCAGCGGCGCTCATGTTCACAGGCTCCTGTTTGATGTCGAGGTTGTCGAGCACAGCAGCGCGAGCCTCGTCGATAGAACGACCAGACTCGATCAGCTGGCGGCCGAGATCGGCCATACCGTGCTTTTCGGTCAGTGCAGAAATGCCAGCGATGCGGGAGCGCTCAGCCTCAGCGGCTTCGGCCCGCACCACTGCCAGATCAGGGGTGGTGGTTTCCATTGCAGGAATGGGATCAGGTGTAGGTGCTGCCGAGGCAGCTTGCTCGGCCTCTAAGGATCTGCCGATCCCGACGCCGGGATCAGCCGGCACCGAGACAACAGAAACCTCATAAGGAGACCAGGCAGTGGCAACAAAGTCACCGCTGCCGCGCTCCTCCATTTTGTCAATGGAGTAGCCAAAGGAGACATTCCGAAGAACGCCATCCTTCACATCGTTCAGGACTTCCTGAGCGAATGGATTGCGGCTGAACCGCACACGTGCATAACCGCGGCGACGTTTGCCATCGATATATGCACGCTCCACAACGCCGATCACTCGATCAGGGTTGTGATTAAACAGCAGCGGTGCGCCATCATTCAGGCGGCTGAGATCAGCGGCATTGCCCTCGTGGCTTAAGATCTCGTTGCCGAAGTAACGGGCAACCGGATACTCAGAGCTAAAGGGAAACTCATAGGTGCGATCCTCAACCTCATCGAAGGTTGTGATCTCAGCGCGTTGGTGGCGGCCGATGCCTGGCATCGCACGCAGCTCAGCGATCTTGCGCAGCGTCGAGAACTTATGGCCCACCAATGTCTCGGTGGCCTCCCATCCATCCTCGCCCTCGCTGTAGATCCGAATCAATGCAGCCGGATCTTCAGCGCTGGCTTCAATGCTGAACTCGGTGTCAGGTACGCCCAGCGTGCCCTCGCGCATCACGTGCTCGATCCGGCCGCGGGCAGTGCCACCGCTGGAATCCCACTGCACAAAGTCACCCTCAGAAAGCTCATCAGGCTCAGCACGCAGCACGCGCTGCTCGCCTGTTGCCTCCTCAAACATGATCGGTTCCATCTCGTGCTCGCTCAGCCAATCACGCGCTTCGGATGGCGTGAACTGCTGCGCATCAAACCGCACTGCTTGAATCTCGCTCTCGCCTTCCTTGATTCCGTAGATGAAATCAATCCCTTCACCGCCGGCGCCATTCTCCCGGCGCAGTTCGTCGTACTGATCGGGATCAGTCAACCTCGCGGCATGTTCATTTGGATAAGGGCGCGCCTCTTCCATTTG